ACATTTAAATTCTATTANACAGAAGTAGATGATTTAGAAGATTTAAAACATGAAGTAATTTGTTTTCTTTTAGAAAAATTAGATTATTTTAAACCAGAAAAAGGTACTAAAGCATTTAGTTATTTTTCAATTGTAGGTAAAAATTATCTTATTTTATATAATAATAACAATTATAAAAAGAAAAAAGCAAAAGTAGATCCTGTAAAAGCTGATGAGGATGAAGGAGTTTTACGTTCATTAGGTAGAGATGAAAGAAAACAAGACATAAAAGATTTTATAGATTATTTTACAGAATATACTGATAAACATATGTTTACTATGTTTAAAAAAGAAAAAGACTTAAGAGTATGTGATGCTATAAATACTCTTTTTAAACGTAGAGAAAATTTAGAAATATTTAATAAAAAAGCATTATATATTTACATTAGAGAAATGACTGATGTAGATACTCCTGTTATTACTAAAGTTACAAAAAACTTAAAAAAATTATATAAAAAATTATACCAAGAGTATATAGAAACAGGATACATAAAAGTCTAAAAATACCATATTTATAATAAAACGATATGGATTCATTAAATCAAGTATTATTCGATGATAAATCTTTTAGTGATTTATTAAAAGAAATTCATGGTAATCAAAAGAAAAAAGCTAAACAACTTGCTTCTTTAATTGCTGAATTACGTCCTTTAGTTCAATCTTTAGGTGATGCTACTGTTGTAGTACCGTTAATTAAAGAATATATGGAAATTAGTGTCAAAAATGATGATCAATTAATTAAAATGGCAGCTATTGTACAACGTTTATCTACAAGTACATCATCAAGTGGTGATGGAGGTATGTTGACTGAAGAGGAAATGAGCCAGTTAATGGATGTTGCTGAAGAAATATCTAAAACAGTAGAAAATCCTAAGCAAATTAGTAATTCCCCCGAATAATGATAAAACCTAAATTAGTAAGAGTACAAGATATTATTTTAGATGAAAATCACCCAAGATATTCAGGAGAATCATCTATTGGAAATATACTGTATACCCCCATACAATATTTATCTCCCCCTATTGGTAGTTTACTTAGTTCTATCGTAGCAAAACCATATTATGTTAATAATAATTTTTATCCTGTTGCTAATGAAATAGTAGTAGTAGTACAAGGCCCTTCATCCACATATAATAAAACTAAAGGATTTGAAGAATATTATTTACCACCAATAGCTATTCAAAGAGGCCCATCAAGTAATGCATTACCTGATCAAATATTAGCTAAAACTAAAGAGTTTTATGAAGGACAATATTTTACAGAACAATCAAATATAAGACCTTTAAGACCATATGAAGGTGATTTTACTTTAGAAGGAAGATTTGGAAATTCACTTAGATTTGGATCAACTATAGATAATCAATTAACATCCTATCCTAACCCATGGAGTAATGAGGGAAAAGTAGGAAATCCAATTACAATTTTAAGTAATGGCCAATATGAGGATACACAAAAAGATTCTATAGATAATATAATTGAAGACATAAATAAAGATAATTCAAGTATATATTTATGTTCTTTACAACAAATAAGTAATTTTACACCTGCATCTTTTAATGATGAATCATATGGACATGATATATTTAAAGAACAAGAAAAAGAAGAATTAAACACACCTAATACAATTATAGATGATAATGTAAAAGAAGACATAATACTATCAGGAGCTTCTAACCTACCCCCAGAAGAATTACAACAAACAGATGAATTAGCAGGTGTTGAAGGAGGAGAGGCAGCAGATTTTGATAATTCTCCAACAGAATTACAAACAATAAACCAAAATGATACTATTACTTTAAATCCAGCATCAGAAAATGAAATACCTTCTACAGTAGATTTAAACCAAGAATTAGGAATAAATTAGGAATAAATTATGGCGTTTAAAATAATACACAATATAAAAAGTAAAATAGCTCATGATTATGGGATTAATAATATTCCTGGAGTAGATAAAGATAATGATCCTTGTTTATCTTATGATTTTATTATTAATAATTTAAATATTTTACATTATAACTGTATAAATCCAATATTAGATGCTTTTGGTCCAGATGATATTTTTATAAAATCAGCATATAGATCTATGGCTTTAAATAATATATTAGGGGGAAATCCAAAATCAGGTCATATTAGAGGACATTCTATTGATATTGTTAGTTTAAATTATGGAAATTCAGTATTATGGAATTGGTGTTTTCAAAATTTACCTAAATACCATCAATTAATTTGGGAATACCCAGAAAAAAAAGATTTTGTGGGTTCAAATGAAGATTCATCATGGGTTCATATTTCTTATATAGAAGATAATTTTCCTAGAACATCTTCAGTTTCATCAAAAAGAGAAGATATTCATGAAATGTATAAAGGAGAAAAAACAATAAGAAAAGGAGAATATACACATAATATAACTATAGCAGAACAATCAATAATATAATGGCATATACACCACAATCACCAAGTACGTATCAAGGAAATCAAGTATTAATAAATTCAGATAGATTAATTTTTAATGCTAAAAATGATAGTATTTTATTATTTTCAGATAAAGCTATAGGTTTTAGTACTAATGGTAGTTTTCATTTTGATACTAGTGGGGATAAAAATAAAAGCAAATTTGTAGTAAATTCTCCTAATATTTACTTAGGTTTAGAATTTGATAATACTTTACCCACCCAACCTGCGGTATTAGGAGATGATTTAGAAATAATATTAAATGAAATATTAGATATGTGTCAATCACTTTCTTATGATATGGCATTTTCAATGTCTTACACTTCTACATCTGAAGGAACACTTACCGGTATGAATGATAAAAACGGACAGGTAATGAATAAAAGAATTAGACAAATTAATAAAATAAAAGATAATATTAAAGATATAATGAGTCAAAACACAAAATTAGTATAATATGTCTACACAACAAGCAAGAAATATAATAAATAATCAAATAGATAATCTAATTACTCGAGCAAAATCTGAAATAAAAAATGAAGGTAAGAAAAAAATATCAGAATTAAAAGCCCAAATACCTACACCCCAAACAATTAAAGAAAAATTATTAGCAGAAATAAGTGCTGATTCTTGTAGTGAAAAAGGTAAAGAAAAATTTATGAAAATTTATAATGAATTAAATGAAACATTAACTGGTATTAATAATGTGATAGGTGGATCTTTAGAAAAAGTTAATGGATTAGAAAATTCTATAAAACCTATTATGGAAGAACAAGGCCCTATAGGTAGAATAAAATCTATGGCAGATTTTTTAAATAATATATTACAACCTTTAAATATAATAATATTAGCTGCCCCCGTATTATTAGCGGCAAACTCAGGTCCTACTTCTAGTGGAGCAGTAACTGATCAAATAGTAGATAAAAGAAATAAAGCATATTCTAAAATAAAAGAATATATGGCATTAATATTATGTATTCCTATAATGATATTATATTATGTAAATGAGGCAAATAAAGTTTTTATCCCTATTAATTTAGCTAAATCTAAATTAACTTTTATAGACACAGAAGTAAAAAAACTATTAATGTATTTAAATAGTTTATTATTAGAGTTTGAATCAAATTGTGCACAATGGGAATTAAATAATAACACGGGAATAATAGTAATACCCCCCATTGAAGCCACACCGTTAGAAGTATATTTAGATAATTTAAAACAACAATATGATGATTTATTTGGGTATTTACAATCAGAGGGTCAAACTAAAGCAATTAAAAGAATATATAATGTAAAATTAGCTATTGATGGCTTTGAAAAAGATTATTATACTAGTCATAAGGTGATAAATCTTTAAAAATAATTTATATTTATAATAAACAATAATTAACAATATGAAAGCAAAAACTTTTGAAAATCTAATTAGAAAAGTAGTTAGAGAAGAAATCGATTATTCATTACGTAGAGAAATTAAATCACTTAAAGAAGATTTACGTGATGAACTAAAACCAACAATAGTAGAACACACTGAAAGAATAGTAGAAGTTCCAGAAGAAACAAAAAATTCTTTAAGAGAAAAAATAATGGGTACACAACCTATTAAACAACACAACCCTAAAAATTTCACTTCTAATGGGGCTCTAAATGATTTACTAAATGAAACAGCTATGGGGGATACTAATTTAGATTCAGGTAATGCACCTGTAAGTTTATCTGATCCATTTGCATCAGGGGGGTCTTTACCTATGGAAACAACAGGAATGCCCGATTCAGTAGCAAATGCAGTAACAAAAGATTATAGTAGTTTAATGAAAGCAATAGCTAAGAAAAAAGGAAATTAATGGCTTTAATAAAAGGAATAAGAAGAATTAGTCCATTAGATCTTAACAAAAATGTTACGATAGGGGTAGCTTTTCCTTTAGACGAAACTAATTTATTTAAAGGAACTGAAACTCTACAAGAACAAGCTAAATCTAATCTTATAAATCTTTTATTAACCCAAAGAGGAGAAAGAGTAAATGTACCAAATTATGGTATAGGTTTAAAATCATTATTATTTGAAAATAATATAGACCAAACAGCACTAACTGAAATAATACAAGACCAAACATCAAGATATATTTCTAATATAAAAATAACAAATGTAAATACAAATTTAACAGAAGAAAATACAATTTTAGGAGTATCTATATCTTATATTTTTACATTAAATTCAAGCACAGATAATATACAAATAAACTTTAATATATAATGGCATATAATAAAATATCAAATAAAACACAGGATAAAGATGTTACATATTTAAATAAAGATTATAATTCTTTTAAAAATCAACTTATTAATTTTGCTGAGAATTATTTCCCAGAAAATTTTAATGATTTTAGTGAAGGTAATCCAGGTATGATGTTTTTAGAAATGGCAGCTTATGTAGGTGATGTATTATCATTTTATACAGATACTCAACTTCAAGAATCTTTTTTAACATTAGCTCAGGATAAAGAAAATTTATATAATATGGCTTATGCTATGGGTTATAAACCTAAAATAACATCAGCAGCTACTACAAATTTAACAATTTCACAATTAGTTCCTTCAAAATTAGTAAGTAGTGCTTACATTCCTGATTATGATTATTCTTTAAATGTAAAAGAAAACTCAACATTTAATTCAACAGAAGGAGCTACTTTTTATACTACTGAGGATTGTGATTTTTCATATTCATCATCTCTAACACCTATAACCTCAAGTATATATCAATATGATGGTTCTGGAAATCCAGAATATTATTTATTTAAAAAAACAGTACCTGTAGTTTCAGGAGAAAGAAAAACACAAACTTTTTCAATTGGAGCTGCTGAAAAATTTAATACACTTACATTATTTGATACTAATATAATTTCAGTAGAATCTATTATAGATTCCGATGGAAATGAATGGCATGAAGTTCCATATTTAGCACAAGATACTAAATTTCAACAAGTAAACAATATAGGGGCAAATGATCCTGATTTACATCAATTTAGTAACCAAACACCATATTTACTAAAGCTACTTAAAACCTCAAAAAGATTTATAACAAGAGTAAAACCTAATAATCAAATAGAAATCCAATTTGGGGCAGGAAATAGTGATAAATCAGATATAGAAATAATACCTAACCCAAATAATATAGGCTTAGGTATCAAAGATGGAAGATCTAAACTAGATATAGCATTTGATCCCTCTAATTTTTTATATACTAAAGCTTATGGAGAATCCCCATCAAATACAACATTAACTGTAACTTATATAATAGGTGGGGGGTTATCTTCTAATGTAAACAGTAATACAATTACACAACCTGCTACTATTCTTAGAAATAATAAACCAAATCTAAATCAAGGTATGTTAAATTTTGTTATTTCCTCTTTAACTAGTACTAATATAGAAGCAGCTAGAGGAGGTGGTGGTGGTGATTCTATTGAAGATGTAAGATTAAATACTATAGCAAGTTTTTCAACCCAACAAAGAACAGTAACCAAAGAAGATTACATTGTAAGAACATTATCTATGCCCTCTCAATTTGGTAGTGTAGCTAAAGCTTACATAACTCAAGATGATCAAATATCCCCCTTAACTAATGAACCAAATCGTATTCCAAATCCATTAGCTTTAAATCTATATACTTTAGGATATGATCAAAATAAAAAATTAACAACATTAAATAAAGCAACTAAAACAAACTTAGCAACTTATTTAGAACAATATAGAATGTTAACAGATGCTATTAATATTAAAAATGCATTTGTAATTAATTTTGGTATAGAATTTGACATAACTGTATTTAAAAACGAAAACAACCAAAAAGTATTACTTAAATGTATTAATGAATTAAAATCATATTTTAATACAAACAGATGGCAAATTAATCAACCTATTATAATATCAGATGTTAAAAATTTAATAGGGGGAGTAAAAGGTGTACAAACAGTAGAAAACATATTATTTACAAATAAAAGCGGAGAATCTTTAGGATATTCAAAATATAGTTATGGGATAAATACAGCAATTAGAAATGAAGTATTATACCCATCTTTAGATCCAAGTATTTTTGAATTAAAATATCCTAATCAAGATATTAAAGGCCGCGTAACAACATATTAAAATGGCATATTATTTTATATTTCCTGAAAGTGACACAACCCTATATAGTCACCCAGACAGAAAAACAGAAAATACAGGTGGGGATGAGATTTTAGAAATTACTAAAGAAATAGGATCTTTAGATAATATTTTATATCCTACAAGAATTTTATTAAAATTTAAAAATGATGATATAAGAAATGTAATCCAAGATATTATAACACATGAAAATTTTCAATCAACAACTGTTAATTTAAATTTAACATCAGCTGATCCTAAAAATTTAATCCAAACATTAAACTTAAAATTATATGCTGTATCACAATCATGGGACGAAGGAACAGGTAGATATGGTAGTGTTCCCCCTATAACAAATGGAGCAAGTTGGAAATACAAAAATAACACAACAGCTGCAAATGAATGGTTAACTTCAAGTTTTGGAGCAGCTTCAACAGGTTCAGTAAGCTCTTCACTTATAACACCAGGAGGGGGAACATGGCACACAGGAAGTAATTTTGAAGCAACACAACAATTTTTAGTAGGAGATTCTTTAGATACAAATTTTAATGTAACTACAATAATTAATAAATATTCAGCTAGTTTATTTATAGGGGATACTTACCCCCTAGGAATAAATAATCATGGTTTTTTAATAAAAAAACCAGATGTAATAGAAAGCGATGTATCTCATAGTTTTGGAGAATTACAATATTTTTCTGTAGACACTAATACAATTTATCCTCCTAAATTAATTTTTAAGTGGGATGATAGTACACATATCCACCAATCTACAGCTAAACAAAAAGGTGAATTAAGTGTTTCATTATATAGAAATAAAGAAGAATATAACCAAAATGATGAAGCTACTTTTAGAATTCATGTTAGAGATAAATATCCTACCAGAACATTTGCAACATCATCAAATTATTTAGGTGTAAATTATTTTACAACAAGTTCTTTTTATAGTGTAAGAGATGCTCATACAGAACAGGAAATAATTCCTTTTGACAAAGATTATACAAAATTAAGTGCAGATAGTGAAGGAATGTATTTTAAAATACATATGAAAGGCTTACAACCTGAAAGATACTATAGAGTATTATTTAAACATAAAAATAACGAAAGTACAACTATTTATGATGATGATTATTATTTTAAAATTGTTAGGTAATGGCAAAACAAAATATAAAATTACAAAAAAATATTATAAGTAATTCTAAGGCTAATCAAATATATTCAAAAGATTTTAGTAAAATAATCAAATCTAATGAACCTATAAATCAAGATAAAATAATAGAAAAATATGATAAATTATTTTATGATATAAAAATAGAAGGAAAAGAATCACATAAACAAATAGTAGAAGAATCTTATAATTATTTAAATGAGCCTGAAAATAAAAACTTACAAACTCAAATAGATAAATTAATAGAACAATTAGCTAGATTAGGCCAAACATTATCAGATTTAATAAATCCTTCTTCAAAAGAACACCCCATATATGAGGATAAATCTTTCCTAATAGCAGGAATAAACGGAGAAAAATACCAAGATATGCATACTGTATATATTATGCAAGAAGGTAAAAAAAGAGCAATAGGAAGTTCTCAAGATAATGAATTATATTTTGCAATAAGAAGATTATTAGGTTTACCTGAAGATTTTTCAGGACAATATTTTGTAGATTTAGATAGTTTAAATCAAATACCAGATGGGATTCCTATTAATACATTTCAAGATTTACATAAAAAAGGAAAAGAATTAGAAGCAGATTATGATGATATATTAGGAATATCAGCTTATATTGATGTTGAATTTACTTGTAAGGGTAATGAAATAGAAGACAGTTTAAATTTAGTATTAGGAGATGATCCTAATGCTGTAGCACAATATTACTTAAATAATGATCCTTGTAAATTATATTATCTAAAAGACGATTATACTAATGATGAACTAGGACCCGAAGTAATAGAATTAATTTTAGAAAAAGGAGAATCAAAAATTGTAAGATTACTTAGAGAAGTTTATTTAGAAGATTATGAAGGTTTTGGGTTAAATAATTTACCTAATAATATTCAAACTTATTATGACCAATATACTAATCCAGAAGCTGAAATCATTTATAATGGAACTACAATTCATAATTATGAAAAATTATGGGGACCAGGAAGTGAGTATGCCTCAGTAGTTTATGCAGAAGGTAGAATATTAAGTCAAGAACAATATGACGCTTCTATAAACACTGAATTTTACCAACAAGAAAGAAACACATCAACTGGTGAAATATTAACAAAAATATTTAATGGATTACCATCAAATGGTTCAAATTATTTTGATATTGTAAATGTACCTTCTAATTTAGGAAATCAATTTTTTGGAAATGTTAGAAGAATATATCAACCTGGTTCAGGATATTGGGGGGCATTAAACCAATCAATGAGCTTTCAAAGAGATAAGTTTAATAAATCTAATTTTGGATATTATAGAAAAACAGACAGAGAAAATGATGGTTTTGATATAAGTATATTTTTTCCTAAAGTTATAAGAAGATGGACAGGTCCCATATATTTCTTTAAATCTAAAGATTTACCAATATATGGTCAACCTATAATAAGAGCATATAGCAAAAACGTAACAATAGCAGGAACAAAATCATATGGTATTTCACTTCCTAATTGGTTAGGGGGAGGTAGAATTGCAAGAGAAGTAATTTTATTTTTTGATTGTGATGCTAAAAGTTTTTTCATGAAGTCAAAATCATCAGCAGCAGATACAAGTGCAAATATAAAATTAAATATGAGTAATGGTCATATTCAATCAATAGATTGGGGAGCTTTAAATAAAAATCAACTTATATATATTGGACATAAAGGGGCAAAAGTAGTAGGATATGGTTCTTCAGGACAAGGTAATGATAATCCTTTTAACCCTAAAAATGGAGGAAGTAATTATGAATTAAATGGATCAAATACACCGTAATATGAAACAAAATTTAAAATTAGAAAAAACTATATATGGTGTTAAAGGGGCTTTAGAAAAATTAGATGAAGAATTTAAAGAATTTATAATCAAACAATCTAACCCTAAAGAATTTTTTGAACTTTATCATAGATTTTTTTATAATTTAGATCTAAACACACATAATCATTTTTTAACACAAAGTACAAATTATGCATATCCTAAGGGGTATGATAATCCTAAAATAAAAGATATAAATGATTTACAAATTCAGATAAATCAATTAAAAAATGATATCAATAATGTAGAAAACCACCACTTTTTTATAAAAAATGGAAATATTATAATGAGTAATAATTTTGCCAACTCCCCAACCGCAGACTTAATAGCAGGAAATGGAAAAGCATATTATATACAATCTGGTCATAAAAGACGAATAAATGATTATCAAACATATTTAAATTTAAAAATGCGAGTAAGAAAAAATTCGGGTGATATAGATGATAAAGACTTTATAACATTTTTAGATTCAAATTGTTTATTAGGATTACCAATAGGTCCTAATATTAATAGTATGGAAGATATATTTATAGAAATAAAAGAAATAAATATGTATGGGGGAGATAATATATTGGCGGTTACTAATGACACAAGAAATTAAAGCTTTATAATGGCGTATAAATATTCAAAAAATAACAAATATTCAGGTAAAGGTAAAAAAACTTTAAGTACATCACCTTCAACTAGATCTTCTATTTCACCAACTTATGACTTACAATCAATGGTTAGTTTAAATACTAATGATGTTATATTACAAGATATTAATACTCTTACCCCAAATAATACCCCACTTCTTACCCCAAATAATACCCCACTTTTAGAACATGAGAGTACAGATACTCTTATTATTCAAGATTTACCTTTTAAAACTATTGATAAAACTTTTGGTAGAAAAGATGATTATATAGAATTACACATATATAATAGTAATGATCAAATAATACATTCAGATTTAGATTTTAAAGAATATACAATACCTGAAAATCAAGACTGTTATCCTCTATCTAAACATATAGAAATAGATCCCAACCAAATATTAACAAGTAAAGGATATATAACAGGTAAATTTAAAATAAAACTAAATATTTTAAAAAATAAAATATTTGATTCTGAAAATTATCCTTTTTTAATCAAAGAAATATCAAGTGATAGAAGAGAAATAAGATCTATATCTGATCAAGTAACAAATTTATTATTTGATCCTGCTATTCAGTCTTTTATATCAGAAATGGAAAGTTCTGTATATTTTAAAGAATTTTCTTTAAATTTTGGAGATGATATATTAATACCTGCTATTAATATATTATTAAATAAAAACCCATTTAAGCATGAACTTTTATTAAAAACATTAAAAGTTTTACCTAATAATATAAAAATTCAAAATAATTTTAAAGTAGTAGAAGAAATAATAGATCCTATCTTTATAAATGTTAATTTAGGAGACCCTATTATATCACAAAATAGTACTGAATTATTAGGTCCTAATTTTACTATAGATATAAAACAAAATCAATCAGTACCTTCTGGTTTTAAGACATATGATGATATTTTAAGTTATGATATAACATCTTCTTATCAACATTTATTAAGTAAATTAGAAGATGATTCAGCTGAAATAAATATAAATTATGATTATATAAGACCTGTATCAGAAAGTAATATTGAAGTACCTTACCATTTTGAAAATTTTACACACTTTAGTAGTGCTACAGAAAGATTAAAAAACTTTAAATATAAATTAAAATTAATAGAACTATATGATAGTAAAATAAATACTATTACTTCTATCCCAGGAGCAACATCAACTGTTAATGTAGTTTTAGACGCTAAAGAAGATATAAATTCTAAAAAAGAAAAACTTATAAAAGGATTTGATGGATATGAACAATTTTTATATTTTACTTCAGGAAGTCAATATTCATGGCCTAAACAAAATTCAACAAAACCTTACAATTTATATTCTATAACATCCTCTATAGCAAAAAACTGGTTAGGAACAGATCAATCATCCTTTGGAAATTATGGAGGACAATTATTATCTGCTTCCCTTTATGATAGACAAAATCCTCATAATTTAAATAAATTAATTCCTTCTCATATTGTTGATAATGATGATAATAATTTATATGTTAATTTTGTAAATATGGTGGGTCAACATTTTGATAATATTTGGACTTATATTAAAGCTATAAAAGATATACATAATTCAAGTAATACAAAAGGTATATCTAAAGATTTAGTTTATTATCAATTAAAAGGATTAGGAATAGATACTTTTGACCAATTTGAAAATGCACAATTAACTGAATATATGTTGGGTATAGAATCAGGAAGTAATAAATATAATGTAGGTTTTACCTTTGGAGAAAATAGTGTTTCTGGCTCAGGTGTAAATTCAGAAACCTTAATAACAGCATCTAATGATCCATCTATACCTAAAGGAGACATTGCAAAAGAAATATGGAAACGTATTTACCATAATGCACCTTATCTTTTAAAAACAAAAGGAACAGAAAGGGGAATTAAAGCTTTAATGAGTTGTTATGGTCTTCCTTCTTCAATTTTAAATATTAAAGAATATGGGGGATCTACACCAACAACTGGTCCTTTAAAAGATTTAGACACATCAGACACTTATAAAACATTTACTTATCCAAAATCATCATATGCCTTAGAAGGCAGTTCAGGAACAACAGGGTATTTTTTAAGAACAAACTGGTCTTCCTCTTTAACTAATACTTATTTTACCCAAGCTGAAGAGGAAAAAGGAAAAGCAGTAGAATTTAGAATAAAACCAAATAGATCAATTACTAAACAACATTTATTTAGTTTATCAGGTTCTTCAGCTAATGGAACGTCACAAAATAATAATTATGACATCCATTTATATATAGAACCTTACATAGGTACTGACATATCTTCCTCAGGAGATTCAGAACAATATGGAAGATTAAAACTTGACCAATCATCTAATCTTATAGCTTCTTCATCATATTTTCCTATATATAATAAAGATTTTTGGAATATTTTTATACAAGCTAATAAAGTATCTGGGGGTAATAGTGGACTAGTAACTTTTGGGGCATATCAAGCTAATTTTAATAAAAATATTTTTGCTCATACAACATCTTCACTAATTAATAATTATAGATTTT